CCGACAACCCATTCCTTGCACGCGCCCTGGCGAGGGCCATCGCTGACTTTCGGCGCGGGGGCTAGGCTGTCCCTGACTGTCAGACGTCTGACAGTCATGACCAGGAGAAGAGAAGGAGACAGGTAGATGAGGGAGTTCTTCACAGCGGCCCAGGAGAACGAGGTCGAGGTCGACCCGGAGGACGTTGTTACCTTCAAGCACGACGACCGCGAGGTCACGTTCTACAAGCCCACGGCGGCACAGTTCGCGATCCTGTCCTCGGCGTCGGTGAACTCGTCCGAGTTCGAGGCTGCGGGGACGTACCTGGCGCTGTTCTTCGAGATGGCTGAGGAGGACACGGCCCGGTACTTCCGGTCCCGTCTCTTCGACCGGAACGACCCCTTCGACATCGACTCGGAGGGTGGCATCCAGGACATCATGATGGCGCTCATCGAGGAGTGGTCCGCGCGCCCTACGAAGCAGCCGTCCGACTATCAGCCACCGCGATCCACCACTGGCAAGTCATCGACGGCTACTTCCTCGGCCAAGGCGTCGACATCCTCCAGTACACGCCGTCGCGCTTCCTCTCGGTGATCTACGTGTGGGCACTGGGGCGGGTCGAGGACCCTGACAAGTGGACGAACAGTCTCACTGCCCCTCTGCCCGGGAGCGCCAAGAAGGTGAGCCAGGTCAGCGAGGAACGCCTTCGGCAGCAAGAACTTGACCAACTGAAGGGCCTGGTCTGAGGACCAGCAGGAAGGGAGTGACGGCATGGCCTTCGGTACAGAGGTGGCTGACGCCTACATCGAGGTCCATGCCGACACCAAGAAGTTCCGTCGGCAACTGAAGGGCAAACTCGCCAAGGACCTGGCGAAGTTCTCCGACCAGTTGAAGCGCACCTTCGACGACGACCTGATGGCTGACCAGAACAGCCAGTGGGAAGGGTTCCGCAAGAACCTCGCCAAGGCTGCCAACTCTGGCGACTGGTCCGCCATGCGCCGCCAGTACGGCTCCCTCGACGAGATGCTGAAGGACGTCGGCAACCGCCTCGAACAGATGCGGAAGACGATGGTCAAGGTCGGTGAGGACGGCAAGACCGTCCGGCTCATCGACGACGACCACATGCTCGACATCCTCCGGTCCCTGGAGGAGTACCAGAAGGAACTCCGCGCCAAGGATGCGTGGGCCGAAGTCGACGCCAGCATCAAGAAGAACAACAAGGCGTGGGACGCCTGGTCCGACAACCTCGGCAAGAACATCGACAACGCCACCAGGGACCTCGACCGGGTGGTCAAGAAGTCGGACAGTGCGGCCAAGAGGATCGCTGACGCCCAGGCCGACTACCAGTTCCGCATCGGTGACGCCATCAAGCAGGCCCACAAGGACGTGTGGGACCGGCAGTTCGCCGCCCTGGACCGCGAGGTCAAGGTCATCCAGCGCAACCAGCAGGAGCGTGACAGGGGATTCGAGCAGACCCGCAAGCAGATCGACGCTACCGAGCGGGTCGCGAAGAAGTCCATCGACAGCATCACGTCCTACCAGGAGACGGCGCGACGGAAGCAGCGCGCGCTGGAGCGACGGCTCGCGCAGGCTGAGTGGGACTTCACGTTCAAGGAGGAGTCGCGGAACGCCGACAAGATTCTCCGGGAGCATGCCCGGAAGATCAGGCAGAACGGTGACGACACCACCATCTACCTGCTGGGCCGCCTGAAGGGGTCGCGCAACGACTTCCTGAACATCATCGGTTCGATGTTCCGGCCCATCGAGAAGGGCTTCCAGTCCATGCTCGCGGGGGGTGGACTCGTCGGTGACCTTGTGAACGACAAGTTGATCCCCGGCTTCAAGGGCCTGACCAGCCAGAAGATCGTCGGCGGCCTGAAGGCGCTGGGCGGCTCGATCCTCAGCATCGGCGGGGCCGTCGCCATCGCTGTCCTCGGCATCGAGATGCTCGTCTCCCTGGCCTCGGGCCTGGGAGGGATGCTCGCCGGCATCGTGTCCTCCCTGGGCATGGCCGTCATGGCGCTCGTCCCCCTCGCCGGGGCCGCTGTTGGTGCCGGGTACGGCATCGCCCTGATGGTCAGCGCCATCGGGGACATCAAGAAGCATTCCCCCGAGGCTGCCGCTGCACTCGGTCGACTGAAGTCCGCGTTCAAGAACGTGGACGTGCCCGCGTTCGCGAAGGCATGGACCGACTCCTTCACCAAGTTCGTCGACACCCTCGCCACCTCCCTCCGGGACGACAAGATCGCCGGGGCACTGGGGCGCGCCTTCGCGGGCATCACGGACCGGTTCACCGCCATGCTGAACTCCCCGTCGTGGAAGTCGTTCGTCGGCGCGATGGAGACCACCATCCCCAAGGGCATCGAGGGGATCGGTCGCGGCCTCGGCGCGATGGTCGAGGGAATGCTCGGGATGTTCGGTGCGCTCGGCCCGCTCATTCAGCGCATGGGTGAGGACTTCAGCACCCTGGGTGAGCGGTTCTCCGACTGGATCGACCGCACCATTGCTGACGGCTCACTCATCACGTTCTTCGACAAGGCATACGAGTCCTTCAAGTCCGTGTGGGGCGTGGTCGAGGAACTCATCGGCGTCCTCGGCACCCTGTTCAGCATGGGCAGCGAGCAGGGTGACTCCTGGCTCGACGGCTGGGCTGACGGCCTGGAGCGGTTCAACAAGTGGCTCCAGACGGACGAGGGGCGCGAGAAGTTCAACGACTGGATGGACCGCGCCGCCGAACTCGCGAAGCAACTGGGCGAGTTCATCGACGACGTGGTGCAGTTCCTCGCTGACTTCGACACGGAGCAGGCGTCCGCCAACCTCCGCGACTTCGTTGACATCGTTGGGGACCTGATCGAGTTCACCGGGGACGTCGGTCGGTTCTTCGACGCGATCCAGCGGGTCATGGAGGTCATCGAGTCCCCCGCGAACTTCGACAAGTGGTTCGACTCGACCGCCGTGGGTCAGGCCATCACTGAGATTGAGGAGGTCATCACCCAGTTCTTCACGGAGACCATCCCGCAGTTCTTCGCTGAGACCGGCCCCAACCTCATGCAGGCGCTGGTGGACGGCCTCATCGCGGGCATCGACGCCGCCTTCCCGGGGCTGCGTGAGACGGTCAGCGGCTGGTTCGACTCGTTCATCCAGTGGGTGAAGGAGATTCTCGGCATCCACTCCCCCTCGACGGTGTTCGCGGACATCGGGCGCAACATCATCGAGGGCCTGGTGGAGGGCATCAGCACCGCCTGGGCGACCCTGACGACCACCATCTCCACACTCATCACGGGTCTCATCACTTGGTTCAGCACCCAGTGGGAGACGCTGCGGACGAACGCGACGACCGCCTGGACGAACATCAAGACGGCGATCAGTACCAAGGTCACCGAAATCAAGACGGCGGTCACCACCAAGATTCAGGAGGTCGCGTCCTGGCTGGCGACGAAGTGGACGGAAGTCAAGACCACCGCCATGACCAAGTGGACGGAACTGAAGACCACCGTCACCACCAAGGTCACTGAACTGAAGACTGCAATCACCACCAAGGTGCAGGAGATTGCGTCCGCCGTGTCGACCAAGTGGACGGAAATCAAGACGGCCACGACGACCAAGTGGAACGAGGTCAAGACCGCTGTCTCCACGAAGATTCAGGAGGCTGCGACTGCCGTCTCCACGAAGGTGTCGGCCATCCTGACGTCCGTCTCTACGGCCTGGACCAACGCGAAGACCCGGACTGTCACTGCGTGGAACGAGATGAAGACGACGGTCTCCACGAAGATCGGTGAGGTCGTCAGCCTGGTCAGCGGCCTCCCCGGGAAGGTGCTGTCCGGTCTCGGGTCCATCGGCACCACGCTGGTGAACTCGGGTCGCAACCTGATCCAGGGCCTCATGAACGGCATCGGGCAGATGGCTGGCCGGGTCGCGGAGAAGGCACGCAGCGTCGTGTCCAACGCGGTGTCTGCCGCGAAGCGGGCGCTGGGTATCGCGTCCCCGTCGAAGGTCTTCCACCAGATCGGTCTCTGGTCCGGTGAGGGCCTCGCGGACGGCATCGAGGGGATGCGGAACGTGGTGGCGAACACCGCGCGCCGTCTCGCTGAGGCCACAACCGAGGGCTTCGACCCGCGCACGATGTTCGACCAGGGTCGCGCTGCTGCTACCGGCCTGGTGCAGGGCCTGAAGTCGAACCAGGGTGCGGTCATCGCCGCCCTTGGTGACCTGTCACCGTCGGCCACCGTGAACGTGGGCAGCCGGGATGCGGCTCTCGCTGGGGGTCGCACGATCAACGTTGCTGAGGGAGCCATCCAGGTGACCACTGCGTCCACCAACCCGGAGACGACTGCTGGCATCGTCCTCGACGACCTCGTTACTCACGTCTCGCTGGGAGGCTGACATGTTCGACGGATACCTCTCGCTGGGCGGGGATGAACTCATCAACATCGCCCGGACGAAGGCGTACCTGAATCGGTACCTGCCCGGTATCGACGTGAAGTGCGCGGACTGCGAGGGCCTGCACAACGCGCTGGCTGACGCCGCGTACACGACGGTCTCTGCCAGCGGGAACGCCGCACCCTGGTATCGGTCGGCCCAGCCTGACAGTGCGGACTTCTACGGGTTCCTCCCCACCGCGATCACGGGCCTGGAGGACTCGACCCGCACCGTCGAGATGACGGAACTCTCCGGGGACGGTGCTGCACCTGGCCTGCCCCGCCATGAGGCGAAGGAGATTCGGGTCCGGGGTCTGATGTTCGCGAAGACGGACGCGGCCATGTCGGTCGGGCTGACGTGGCTGCGGACCGTGCTGGACGACGCACCCTGTGGGCGGGGTCTGAACTGTGGTGGCCGGGAGATGCAGTTCTTCTACCAGTGCCCGGGTGCGTCCACGGTGTCGGCGGCGAACGCCCTGGTCGCCCGGTACGGGCGGGTCATGTACCGGGTGGAGGCGCTGGAGGGTCCACGCATCGTTTCGGAGTACCCGTCAGTGTCGGGCAAGGTCCTGATGATCGAGTACATCCTCAGCGCGGGGGTGCCGTTCATCTTCACGCTTCCGGCTGCGGCGACCACCACCACGGGGGTCACGCCGACGTCGGGACCGGAGGTGTTCTGCCCGCCGCAGACGGACGCCTACTCGCAGATGGTCATTGACCCGCAGATCACGAACATCAAGCGGCCTCCGCGTCCACCGAGCGTGTGGACTGTGGCGATGCCGTCGACGTGGACCCGGCACACGATGAACGTCGCGACGTCGTTCTCGAACCGGAACGGCGTCCTGATCCCCACGGTGAACCTGTTCGCCGGGTCGGCTGACCGGCGCATGATCCGGGTGAGGTTCTACCGGAACGGGAACTCGGGGTCGTGCGACTTCGAGGGTGAGTTCCTGGTGACGTACGCACCTGCCGGTTCGCAGGTGGTCATCGACGGCATCCGGCGCTCGATGTCGGTGTGGCGCAGCGGGACGGAGTACCCGGCTGGGAACCTGATCCTCGGGTCGAACGGTCGGCCTGTCACCTGGCCGGTGCTGGCCTGCGACACTGGCTACCACGTCGTCGTCGATTCGGTCGGCAGCCTTGGTGACGCCAGGGTCACCGTTGACCTGTCCGTGAGGGAGTGAGATGCCGCTTCACTGTGAGCGTCACACGGCGTTTCTGTACGACCGGGGCGCGAAGACGCTGCTGGGGACGCTGGGTCCGCTGTCTCGGGTGCAGTGGGAGCGTCAGCGCGATGACGTGTCGGCTGCGACGGTGACGGTGGCTGAGCGGTCCCATGAGTGCAACACGACGTTGGGTCTGGCTGCGGCTGGCCGGTCGGAACTGGTGATCTTCCGGGGTGACGAGCGTGTGTGGGAGGGGCCGGTCACCCACATCGCCTACCAGGGCACGAAGGTGGAGATTACCGCCCGGGACATCGCCCACTACGTGTACCGAACCATCATGAAGTCGGAGTACGACAACTCGTACCCGAACATCGGCACAGCGGTGGCGCGGGTGGAGCGCATCCTTCGCAAGGAGATGGTCCGCATGGAGGCGCAGGACCCCCCGGTCAACGTCCTGCCCCACCTCGTCGCGCACCACAACGCGAACGATGCGGGCACCTCCTCGCACACCCTCCCGTATGAGATGACCGTGTTCGAGCACATGGACGCGCTGGCTGCGCGTGGTGGTCTCGACTACACGGTGGTCGGGCGTTCCCTCCACCTGTGGGACGTCCACCAGCCAGCGATGGGCGTCCTCCCCACCATCAGCCAGAACGACTTCCTGGGCGATGTCGTCATCACCGAGTACGGCATGGAACTTGCGACCGTCTCAGCCATCACGGACGGCAAGGGCCGCTTCGGTGAGGTCGGCGGCGCTGACCCGTACTTCGGCCTGGTGGAGATTCTGGACACCGCGTATGACGAGGCCACCGGGGACCAGTGGGACAGCGACGGGGAGTGGCAGGCACCTGAGCCGCCGTCCATCGAGGAGATGCGGTCGCAGGCGCAGCGCATCCTCACCGGCAGGAACCCGACCCCGGTGGTAGTGCGCGTCCCTGACAATTCGTCACTGAACCCGAACGGTTCCCTCGCCATCGGTGACCTTGTGCCGGGTGTTCACATGCCCCTGATCGCTGACCTGCCGGGGCGTACACTCTCGCAGATGCAGAAACTCGATAGGGTGACTGTGGAAGAGACGGGAAAGGGAGAGGCCATCAAGGTCATCCTCTCTCCCGCTCCGAAGCCGGGGAGTAACGAACCGGACGCCTGAGTGTCAGACGTCTGACAGAAGGAGACG